GCCATCTGGTGCGCCATCTCGGAGTTCTTGCCGGCGGCGTCAGACGCCTCCTGCGAGGCTGAGACGGTGGCGTCGCGCTTTGAGATCTGGGTCAGGTTGGTCTGACGCACGACGGGCTGGGCAGGCGAGCGCACAAGCTCGAAGCCTTCCTCCATCGCATTGTTCGCGTCCGTTGCCGGCATGTTCTCGGTTTGCCAGTCGAACGTCCGGTTCTTGACGTTGCGACGGCCGATCATCGAGACGCCGGGCGTATCGAACGGATCGATGTTGTAGATGCGGTCGGCGAGATCCTCGCGGTTACCGCCAGCTTGATAGGTCGTGTAGGCGTTGGCGACTTTGGCCATGGCTATCCCTTTTCAAGGTCGAGATCCATCTCAAATGCCTTGGCCGCGTCACGGACGCTGCCAGTGCGTTGAAGACGCTTCTCGGCTCGGGCTAGACCATTGGGGGCGGCTCGCGAGGAGATAGCACCCGGCCTCAAGGCTCCTTGCCGTTTCACTGGTTTGGGCTTGTTAGCCATCAAATCCAGGTATTTGGAGGCCCAGTTCAAGACCATGGTGGCTCTTGCGTCCCTCAGCTCACCAAGCTCTTTTTCCGAGTAACCGGCCTTCAAAGCAGTTCTGACCATCGATCTACGGTCCCGCTCCCACCGCTTGGCGTCCGTCCATTCGGGAATGGCCTGGACGAGCTTGCGGCGCTCCGTATCCTCATAGATCTTCAGTCGGCGCTGCTCTTCCTCCTGCGCCTCCTCCTGCACTCTTTTGTGCTCGGCCTGCAGCTGTCCCAACTTCTCTCGGTAAGTGCGCCATTGGCGTTCCAACCGGGCCGCTTCGTTCGCGTCCTCCGCGTAGAGCTTGTCCCAGTCGGGTTCCGTAGGCTGCAAAGAGAGCAGCTGCTTATGGAGGGCGGGGATCATCTGAGCGTAGTAAGCTCGCGCCTGCGCGATCTCACTCCGCTCCCGCTCCATTTCGCTCGCAACCTGCCCTATCTGGTTCAGACGGCGGTGGAATGTTTCCGCGCGGACATAGCCGTTGAGTGCTTCTTGAAGCGAAACTTCGGCTGGCTCTCCGTCGACATTCACCCGCACGATCTGCTTCAGATCGAGCGCGGTCTCTTCTGGCTCCTCCTCTGGTTCGTCTTCGGGCTCGTCTTCGTCCTTGGCCGAGCGATCATCTGCCGCAACGTCATCGTCGTCAACCGGCTCTTCGTCCTCATCGCCGGCAGCCTGCAGCTCGGGATCATCGTCGTCATCGTCGCGCGCGGCTTTGGCACGCTGCGGCTTCGCGGGCGGCGCGTCCTCGGCATCGAGCAGCTCTTCGAAGTGGTCGATCGTTGACTGGAAGTCATCTTCGCCGGGGGTTGGGGGCATGGGTCACCTTGACAGTTGGCGGCGCCGCTCCTGGGCGGCCCGCAGCATCTTGGGATCTTCGACCATGCTGATCAGCTCAGCCCGGATCGCCCGGATCGCCTGGATCCGGTAGTGGTTCGACAGCGCATTGGGCGAGCCGGGCCCTGCCGCAATCAAGATCGCGGTCGCGTCAACCTCGAGCTTCTCCATGACCGCCTGCAGAAGCGGGTTATTGAGAAGCTCCTGGGCGTCCGCGGCGCGCTCGTCGCGCGCCAACATGTCGATTGGGTCAGCCACGTTGTCCAAATCCCTGCGGCAGCTCTAGCCTAGGCGGTAAAATCCCCGGAGGAGCCGCTGGAGAGGCTCCGGGCACCGGAGGCGGTGTAAGTACCGGCGGCGGCTCGGTGGGCGCTGGCGCGAAAGCCTGGGGCTCTGGGATACCTTCCGTGGAGGCCTTCTCCTCCTCGGGCCGGGTGGCATCGACCGCCATCTGGACCGCGTCGAGGTCAAGCTGGCCACCTTGAAGCTGCAGCTCGGCGGCAGCAATCAACGCCTCTTGATCCAGCTTGTCGCGCTCGCGGTCGTCCTTGAGCCCCATATCGAGCGTCTTCACCCGTGCGTCAGTCAGGATTTTGACGACCTGGGCCCGGACCTTGTCGGCCTCGGCCTGGGCGTAGACCATCTCGGCGTTCGGCTTCTGCGCCGCCGCGGCCATCGCCGCCTGCAGCTGCTGCGGGTTGATCGGCTTGAAGTAGCGCGCAACGTTCTTCATGCCGGCGAGCGACATGATGTCGGTGATCGTGTTGCGGTACTCAATCGGCCCGCACATCGGGTTGTCGACGCCTTGGCTCGCGATAATCTGCTCCTGGGTCGCCTTGATCCCGGCCAGCATCTGCAAGCGATCAGCATCCGAGCCGCGGCCGATCGCCGGGTTGACCATGACGTCCATGGTGGCGTCGTACTGATCCGGCGTGACCTTCGTCCACTTGCCGCGCAGCCGGATCATCCGCTCCGGGATCGGGTTCTCGACGATCTCCTGAAGGAGACCCTTGAACATGTCCCGGAAGCCGGTCTCGGCGAGCGTACGCGCCACCAGCTCAATGCGCTCCTGGGCGCCGTTCATCATCATCTGCACGCCCGGCGTCGAGGTCGACTGGATCGCCTTGGGGTCGAGCCCCTTCGACTGCTCGGTAACACCGGTGCGGCGATTACCTATTAAATCGAGATATTCGAGCAGCTGCATCACCTGCGGTGGGGGCGGCTGTTGCTGCAACTGAGTGACGGCGTCCGGCGACTTAACCCGAATAATCGAGCCCAGCTCGTTGTTGCGGACGTCGTCCATGTTGGTCAGCGCATCCATGACGACGAGCCGCGGCAAGATCATCGAGGCGAGCGCATCGAGGAAGTTGCGCAGAATGTTGGTCTTGATGTTCTGCAGATCCTCGACCTGCTCGGCAACGCCATGACCGATCGCCGTGTGCGGCTCAGGATCGGGGCAGAACACGGCGAACTTCGCCCGCGTCGCCGGCTCGTCGAGGATGATCTCGTCGTTGTCGCCGATAACGCAGACCCGGCGCAGCTCCGGGACGCCGTCACCGTCCTTGTCGATGCGGATGTAGAACTCGCCGAATTGGATCAGCGGATCGCCCTCAGCGGCACTGCGGACGCTGTTGAGCATCATGCCTTCACCCCCCGGGGAACGCAGATCCTGCTCTGCCGTCGAGAAGCCGGGGCCCGATCCGAAATACTCCTCGAGCTTCGCCGCCGGGTAGCCCATCTGGACAAGCTGCGACAGTAGCAGCAGGCGCTCCTGACCGACGAGCGCCGCGGTCGGGACATTGCGCGCTTCGCGTGAAATGCGGAACTCGTCCGGCGGCACTGCCTCGACGCGGTGCTTCGGCGTCAGCTTGGTGCGCTGCACCGTGATGTTGAAGCGCGGCTCGATGACCTTGCCCATGCCGGGCGGCGGCCCTCCGGGCCCGAGCGGGGGACCGGGCTCGGACACGGCCTCCATCGGGCCCGGCTCTGCCACATTCGGCGTCCCGGGCGCGGCGGTCTCGATCTTCGGGCTGTCGAAACGCTCCTCGTCGATAACCGCGGTGCGCGGCTGCGAGATGACGTACTGACGCTGCTCGAGCGTCAGGTTGCGATACTCCTGCTCGACGACCTCGGCCTCGCGCTCGGTCCACCACTTGGCGACACCAGTGCGCTTGATCAGCGCGTCCTTGAGGATGGCGTTGAGGTTGAGAAAGCCGGGGTTATCATATTTCCACACATAGGAGACATAATCCTGCGCCTCCTCGGCCATCTCGACATCGGTCTCGGTGCGCGGCGTGAACAGGCAGGGGTGCTCTTCGGAGGTGAACTGCCGGATCAGGGACGGCAACATCGCGAGGACGAGGTCACGGACCTCCGACAGCACAATCGAGGAGCGACCCTCGTCCACGGCATCGGGTAACCGCCCTTCATAGAGCGCCGCGGCATACTCCCGCGCAGGCGCCAGATAATTTTGGTTGAAATCGCGCGCGTCTTCGATGATCGCCCAAATGGCGGCATGGTAATCGACATCACGCTCGTCTCCGACCAGTGCCCGGGCGCGATCGCGCTCAAGCTCGAGCTTCGGAAAGATCTGCGGGATCGGCGGCTCGTCGGGATCGATCGGCCCAAGGCTCGCCGGGCGGGTGCGGCCGGGGTTTGCCATCAGATCACACCCTTCACGCGACGCAGGAAGGGTCCGGGCGTCCAGCTCGTCGTCAGTCCGAAGCCCATGGCGAAGGAACGCATCGCGTCGGCGGCGTGCGATGCCCAGGTGTGCGCCGGCGCGTCACGCACCGTCCCGCCCTGAGGTTGCACTGCAACATGGTAGGACCGCAGTGCATCAATGCCCAGCTCGCAGCGTTCCTCATCGAACCACGAGATCGGCAAGATCGATCGCACGCCGGCGATGCCGTCGGCGACGGAATGATCCGGCACGATCAGTGCGTCGCCGCCCATGTTGAGCGACAAGACGATCTCGTAGCGGCTACGCCCGCCGATGGCATACTCACGGACCTTGATGTCGTGCGGGAACAGGTGGTGACCATAGCGATAGCCGCGCGTTTGCGTCAGCTCGGCCAGCTGCGCGGCGTAGAAGTCGAGCCCCTTGCCCGAGTTCTGCAGAAAATCGACGAAGTGGATCTCCTGGCCAACCCGCTGGGCGAACCAGATCGAGGTCAGATCCTTCATGCCGAGATCCCAGGC